CCTGAACAGAAACTCGATCCTACTTTCATTGCATCGGTCTTCACTGGAGTCTTAGCTACCTTTGGAGTTCAGACTGCGAAGAAGTCAGGTGATGGTACAATGAAGATGGGTGGTGCTGGTGGTGGCGTGTCTAAAGCAGATCTTGAGAAACTGATTGCCGCTGCAGCACAAACTGCTCCTGCTCAAACAATTCGTATTGAACAGGCACCTCTTCAAATCACAGGAGTTGCTCCAGACAAGAAGGGTGGAGAACCCCCAATAATGCCAACGGTATAGAACCATGATGTTAATGACTCTTTTTATCATTGGTCACATGGAAATAGGTAATGGATATTGTCGTACTGACATGATTGTGTATGATGATCCTATTTCCATGGAATATCCTTGTAAGTATTATTCTGAACTACGTGATGTAGATGATCTATTAAAAAAACTAGAGAACTAAAATGCAAAAACTAATCAACTTACTTGCATTATTATCTTTTGGTGTATCTGCTACTGTGGTAGGTGGTGGCGCATATCTTTATCTCAACAAGGATGCTCTCGTTGAAGATGCTAAAGAGAAAGTAACTAAAGCAGTTACCGATGCAGTTACTGATGCTCTTCCTGGAATGATCTCTGGTGCAATGCCAAAGATGCCAACAATGACTGGTCCAGTTTCTGGAAGTAAGCCAGCACTTCCTAACATTCCAGGATTCTGATACTGCTTTAGTTTTGTTAAATAGTCATTAAGTTTTTGAATCAAAACTATGTCTTCATCAACTCATAAAAAAAGAGTGCAGAGAGATGCTACTAACACCTTTGCACTCTATGTTTTCTTTTATCATATCTGGTGTGGTGTAAGTAAATTTTTTGTAGACTTATTCAAAGATGATTGATGATGTTTTTCAAATCAAACCAATCAACACTCAAGGAGTGAATATACGGGATATTTCTACAACTATCCCTGATTGGATATTGAATACATCACAATCTTTACCATATGCACCTCCAGTAACTGTTAACATTGGGTTTCCAGTTGTAGATATTCCTGGTTGTGTAGAAACAAGAGAAACGCAAGACCTTAAGGAAGTTGATCCAAGAGGTAACATGACTTTTTGTGATGGTCAGGTGCCATCATTTAATCCTATTAACTTTGAGCCAAATCAAGCACTACCAACACCAAGACCAAAGGTTGATACTCGTCAACCTAATAAACCTGATCCTGAAATCATAGATGCTATTCCAGCAGCAGCACCTCCAGCAACAGCTACTATTCAATGCCCTACAGCATCACAACAGGCAAAGGAACCTATTGGAACATATATTGAAGGATTCCGAAAGAAGGTAACTGGATATGAGTTGATTGGGAATGAGTGTATCCAGATCACTGAGAAGGTGCCTATTCCAGAGCAGATTATTGCTGGTCTTCCTTCTCCTGGTGCTGTCATGACTACTGGTGGTATTGCTGTCGTCGCTACAGCATCAGCACTTATGGCAAAACCGCTTGCTGATGTTTTATTGAAGGTTGTTAAACCTACAGTAAAGAAAATCATGAAAAAGATTGCTGCTATCAGAGGTAAAAGCGTTACAGTTTTATCTGTCAGTGAAAGAAGACTTGAGCAAAGAGATAGAAATCATGCTATAATGCAGTTGAGAAAAACTTTTAAACGTAAATAATGGCTCTTTCTAAATCAGTTGAAGAATCTCTTAAAGAAGCAGAATCAAATCTTCGCAATGCTCTAGCATATGCAGCAAGACAAGAACGTCCAGTTGTGTGCAATGCAATCTCGGAAATTATTTGTCGTATCGATAATATTCAGTCATTTGACGGGATACTTGATACATTAGAAACTTTACAAGAAAAGAAAAAGGATTGAATCAATCGAGGTGTTCAAATGGGAATGTTCGATTATTTTAGATCATCTTATGATCTTGGACCAGATTTTACTGATGTAGAGTGCCAAACTAAAGACATTGAGGAAGGTATTGGTGGCACTATGTCACAATACTGGTTAGATCCTCACGGATACTTATACCTTATTGACTACTCTGGTACTTCAAATTTTGTTGAACTTGGAGAAGATGATGATGGTTACGATTCCGAAAAAAAGTGGATAAACTTTAGGTGGGTTCCAAATGGAAATCGTGGTAAAGTTAAACTACATCCGATAACGAAATATATAAAGGTGTATCCATCTCATTGGGATGGGAAATATGATGATTGGCCAGAGGTTCGGTTGCATTTTATCTACGGAAGACTGGCAGATTATGATATTAAAACAAGAGATTCTTATTGGAGATGAGTAATGTTAGCTCACCTTTTTGTTTTAGGTTTTGTTCTATTACTTTGCTGGGCAATGGAATCCATTGCACCAGTAGGCACTAAAGGCATCAAGAGGTACTGATGAAACTCTGGATGCTTGGTAATCGTCTCACCACTGAGATGTATGAAAGGGAAAGATTTATTGAAGAAGCAGATAAATATGGTATCGATTTTTCTTTAGTCTTTGCAGACGAAATCGATCTCATAGTATCCAGAGATGATCGTAAGTCCATTCGCTTTCGCAACGATATTGTGTCTCTCCCTGACGTGCTACTTGCTCGTACTGGGAGCGGTACTGGTTACTTTAATCTATCTGTTCTCAGACAGTTTGAAAGATTAAACGTACCGACACTACCAAATTCTGCTTCGATTGAAGCATCGAAGGATAAGATGTATGCTAACCAGATTCTGGCACAAGCAGGACTTCCTATTCCCAAAACTATGCTGACTCGATTTCCCTGTAAGGCAGAGTTAGTTGAGAAGGTAGTAGGGTTTCCTTGTGTCCTTAAAGTTGTAACTGGGTCACATGGTAAGGGAGTTTATCTATGTGAAAATGCCAAGCAGTTTGAAGATCTTTCTGAACTTGTGTCTTCAATAGACTTTAAGAACTCTATGATCATTCAAGAATATATTAAAGAGTCTGAAGGTAGAGATCTTAGAGTTATCGTGATTGGTGGAAGAGTTGTTGGTGCGATGCAACGCAAATCTACTGATGGATCATTCAAAGCAAATATCTCTCGTGGTGGTGAAGGAACCCCACATGACGTAGATGACGAAATGGAAATGCTTGCTATTCAAGTTGCAAAAACACTTGACCTGGATATTGCTGGTGTTGATTTATTATTTCACAGTGATGGATACAAAATCTGTGAAGCAAACTCCGCACCAGGATTCAAAGGATTTGAATCGGCACTAGGTATTAATATTCCAGAGAGAGTTTTTAACTTTGCAAAGTTAAGATCTCATTCCTGAATGCCTATAGGACCACCTAAATCTTTCGATTCAGTAGAAAAGGGAGCATTAGGTTGTGGAATACTGTGAATATGAGGAGGAATAACTCCACCAGGATTAGTTACAACTACATCTGCACATACTTTGTAGTATGGTGACTTAGGATGAAAATAGATACCTTGTTTTTTTAACTCACCACAGTTCTTCAGTCTGGCGATCTCAAAGTCTAAACGCTTGTTAGCAGTTGTTTGCTTCATCAAATCGATGTTAGCAGCAGCTGCTTCTTTACATTGATCTTGTAGTTTTTTATCTAATGGTTCTGACCAAGTAATAGAAAAACCTAAACCAAGATTATAGTTATCCTTCTGACCTGTTCTTGTTGGAACTTCATATAAAATATCGCCAGGATTATCTAAAGAACCATCTTCGTCCAAATCCCTCATATCATAGACTGGATCATTATAATATGGTTCGTATGGTTTTTGCGCCGAAATGCTACCAGTTACATATGGAGTAAAGTTTCTTGTTGGACCCTGACACTGGATCCCTGCTCCATAGGTGTTGGTAATGTATGGACCTTGGAGGACTTGGATGGCTTGATTAGTGACACTGCCAGAGCTGTTAGCAACAGGAGCAGCAGTTGCACTCACCCCACCAACTGTTTCAGCAAAAGTAGTAGCAGGAGAAAGACTAATACAGATTCCACTTATTGCGAGAAGATACTTGTTGTATCTGTGATACTTTCTACTTCTGTTGTTCTTTGAATTATTGTTTGATTTACTAAACCAGGACCCTGATAGGTTTCCGTGAACTGAAACGCTGCTCCTGGTGTTGTTTGTGTGAATGTTGGTTTGCTTGTGATTCCTGTCCATGATGAAGTCACTCCATCTATAGTTACGTTTGTTGCACCTGTTCCTGGAGAAAGATTACCGTTGACAGTGATTCCACTCCCAGTTGCAGAATATTGATATCCTGTGTTGTAATCCATCGAGTTGATGGTTTCTGTTATTGTCTGCCTTGTTTCCGTGTGGCTAGTCATACTTCCTTGAGTGAAGTTAGGAACCACAGGGACTGCTGCTACAGGAGCAAACAGTCCATGTAGTATTCCTAATAGACCGCCAAGACAGATTGCCTCGTGTAATCTATCCATGAGTATCTATCTATTTAAATTATTTGATAGTAATCTCACTTACGAACTGACCAGTAGCACTTGTACCAGCACCACCAGCAGTCAGTGACATAACCCCAGCAGAATTGATGCTACCAGCGAGAGAACCAGCCACACCACCAGCAGTTGTTGTGACACTTCCAAATGCAGGTAAGGAGGGTACGACACCACTACTAACTGTTGTTCCTGCTGTATTGACTGCATCTCCTGTTGTGAAACTTTCTGAAAAACTGAAAGCGTCACCAGCAGTTGTCTGAGTGTATGTTCCAGCAGTCATAGTTGCAGCATTACTTCCAGAAGGTGCTGTAAGACCACCTAGAGTAGCAGAGACATTATTACCACTTACTGAATATGAACTACCGATTCTAGTTGCTTGTGAAGCAGCTGCATCGACAGATAGTTGAACTGATGTTGAGATTTTATGTGTAATATCGGCATATGCGGGTGCTGCCGTCATCAATAACATTCCAAAAGCAATAAATGCTTTTTTCATTTATTTTGGAAAAATTGATATCTGCTAGTATTTATCAAAAGACACCTTGAAAACTGGCACACACCTGTTGACACGCCCCCAAGATCGTACTATAATAAATAGGTAAACAAATGTTACGGATTTCTAATAAGTCTTAACATTGTCAAACACCCCAAACCGAGACCTATAGGGTGTATAAAGTACGTCTCTCATATCCCCGCTGAGGGTGCGGGGAGCATAGTAACTCCACCATTTCCCTGATGGTCTTACTACTTGTTTAAAAAATGACTGCTACGCTTTCACGTCAACAATCACAATCGAATATTTGGGAACAGTTCTGCAACTGGGTAACCTCAACCGACAATCGTCTGTATGTTGGTTGGTTCGGAGTCCTGATGATTCCTTGCCTGCTTGCTGCTACAACTTGTTTCATCATCGCATTCATCGGTGCTCCCCCTGTGGACATTGATGGTATCCGTGAACCTGTCGCAGGTTCTCTTATGTACGGAAACAACATCATTTCTGGTGCTGTTATTCCTTCGTCCAATGCTATTGGACTGCACTTCTATCCTATTTGGGAAGCAGCTTCTCTCGATGAGTGGCTATATAATGGTGGACCTTTCCAACTGGTCGTCTTCCACTTCCTGATCGGTATCTATGCTTACATGGGTCGTGAATGGGAACTCTCATACCGTCTGGGTATGCGTCCTTGGATCTGTGTTGCTTATTCTGCTCCTGTTGCCGCTGCTTCTGCAGTGTTCCTTGTCTATCCTTTCGGTCAAGGTTCCTTCTCTGATGCAATGCCTCTCGGAATCTCGGGCACGTTCAACTACATGCTCGTCTTCCAAGCAGAACACAACATTCTCATGCATCCTTTCCATATGCTCGGTGTGGCTGGGGTATTTGGTGGCAGCCTCTTTAGTGCTATGCACGGAAGTCTGGTTACGTCTTCTCTCGTTCGTGAAACGACTGAAAACGAGTCCCAAAACTACGGATACAAGTTCGGACAAGAAGAAGAGACCTACAACATTGTAGCCGCTCACGGTTACTTCGGTCGCCTGATCTTCCAGTATGCTTCATTCAATAATAGCCGTTCTCTTCACTTCTTCCTTGCTGCTTGGCCAGTGGTCGGTATCTGGTTTACTGCTCTTGGTGTTAGCACTATGGCATTTAACCTGAACGGTTTCAACTTCAACCAGTCTGTGATTGATTCACAGG